ACTGGAAGAAATACGAAAGAGAATTCAAGAGATGTACGACCATGATGACAATCCTGAGTTCGTAATCATAAGTATTGACACTATCATCAAAGTAGCATTTGAGGAGACATTATGAACGACGCATTCTATAACATCGTAGCATGGGTCATGATTATGTTTGGCATGGTAGGTGTAATGGCTATGTTATTTGTAGTCTTTTGGTTGATATTAGAGGAGATCAAAAAATGATTGAGTTATCCATAACAGAAGTATTTTTGCTTTCGTGGGCGGGCTTGGCTACTGGCATGGCACTGCACTACCGACAGGAAGACAGGAATCATAGGACTTTTGTGACTACGTTGATAGAGCATAAAGGTCTGAGAGATGAGTTCTTTGACAAGATTGATACACACAAGGAGGAACACGCATAATGACACTAGAAGAATTTGCAAAAACAAAATTAAGCGTTCGGGGGATGAATGTAGTCATGTCAATTAGCAAAGAGGGAATTTGGTTTACAAAAGACAAAATATCATTCCAAATGAAACCTATGCATGATGCCAACATTTTTGATGTGTTTAAACATTTAAGCAAAGAAAGTTTAGCATGGCAAGTACCCAATTGTGGTAAGGTGACCGCAAAGGAAATTGCAACGGCTTTAGAAGAAGAAGGATTTTTAAATTGGAGGTATGCAAATGAAAAAATATGACGGATTTGACGAAGCTATTTTAGGCCCAGCGTCCATATGGCGTAGCAATTCTATGGTATCCGTATTGGTTTACGATGCTGAAGTTATGCGCAGTATTTTAATGAACCGAGACGGCATGAGCGCAGAGGATGCTCGGGAGTTTATTGAATTCAATATTGAGGGCGCTTACATAGGTGAAGATACTCCAGTATTGGTTTGGCCTAACGATATTTATTGGGAAGATGCAGAATGATATTTGATCGAATTGAAGAGTTAAAGACAGGAATAGAAAAGAAGAAATCAGGGCGGGGACTTGGTAAGAAACCCGCATTGAGACATTTGAGCTTGCGGTTACCAGTGGAGGTGCATGATTTTTTTGACACGCACTATCCCTATAAGAAACAAGCCAAAATCAGAGAAATTCTTACCACATTTATCAACAAGGAACTAACAAATGAAAAAAGTAAGTAAATCATCATTGATCCGTCAGTATTTGAACGCGAACCCTAATGCGAAAGCACCGATCATTGCCAAAAAGTTTAATGTTACGCCTACCTACGTACATCAAATCAAATACAGTATGAAGGCAACAATAACTAAAAATATAGAGAAGCATATGGATAACATCAATGCCATAAACAGAGACCTTGCGTACAAAGCGGGCTTGGGTAGACCTAAATTAAGAATGCAAGCAACATTTGACAGAGAACCGCCTACCATTACGATGGAAGAGCCAAAGGCCGACCCAGTCAACCACCCACCACATTACAAGACAGGCGGTATTGAAACTATCGACTTCATTGAAGCGAAAGAGTTGGGCTATCACCTTGGCAATGTCATCAAGTATGTCAGTAGGGCTAAGCACAAAGGCAACGAGCTTGAGGACTTAAAGAAAGCACAATGGTATCTTGAGCGTGCTATCATGAAACTGCATATCTAACTGCGAGTATTCATAAAATCATGGACGACCTAGCCTTGCAGATGTGACGGTGTCTATGCTATCTATCGGTCTCGCAGTGGAAGTAATTTTCCGATAGGTAGACCTATACCATGATGGGGGGCATGGAATCTGCTTAACCCCCCAATAATATTTGTTATTGCTACCTCATAAATACTCTTGACAATGTCTAATGCGCACCTATAATATAGCGCATGGCACAAACCCCCGAAGCAAAAGTTAAAGCAAGGATCAAAGCTATCCTTGAGCACTACGACGTGTATTACGCTATGCCGATTGGATCGGGTTTTGGCAACGCTGGCGTGCCTGACTTCCTATGCTCTGTGAATGGTAAATTCATGGCGATCGAAGCCAAGGCGGGAGACAATCAACCGACTGCGTTACAACAAAAACATATGCGTGAAATTGAAAACTCAGGCGGTACTGCGCTAGTCATTACTGAGCGCAACATGGGTTTGCTTGAAGGAACTATTAAACTTTTAAAAGGAGATAACGATGAATGACATATCAGGTGCAGTGCAAGCACTAGTTAACAGAATGAAAGAAGCCCCCGAGGAATTCTTTGACCCCAAAGAAAAAGACAGATGGGCTTTCATTTACAAAGAGAATTTTAGGGACGTTCTTACAGAACCTGAGAAGGCCGCCATACACACTGCACTTAGGGACGTACGCAGAAAAGAGTTTGAGTCCAAGATCCTGAAAGAAATATTAAGGGTAGATGAAGAGGATACGCAAGCACACATACGTCCTACAGGCCCTGCGAGCGTAAAAACTGGATTCCGTAAAGCACAAATTCAAGCCGAGGGGCAACCAGTAGATTATCGAATGACCCATAACGGCAACACAACTACGATACACGAACTATGAGCATCGTCACAATTGATTTTGAAACCTATTACTCTAAAGAGTTCAGTCTGACCAAGATGACAACCGAGGAGTATGTGAGGAGCGAGCAGTTCGAGGTGATCGGTGTATCTGCGCAAGTGAATGATGCCGAGCCCGTATGGTTTACAGGCACGATGGCCGAGACTGAGCTGTTTCTTAAAAGCTTAGAGCTAGACAAGCATATGGTGCTAGCCCATAACACTCAGTTTGACGGAGCGATATTGAGTTGGCTATTCGACATCAGACCTAAGAAGTGGTTGGATACGTTGAGTATGGCACGAGCTATTCATGGTACTGAAGTAGGCGGTAGCTTAAAGAAGCTGGCTGAACACTACAATGTCGGTGTCAAAGGCGAAGAAGTTGTGAACGCATTGGGGTTGCGCCGAGAGGATTTCCCCGCCGACCAACTGGCAAGATACGGCGAATATTGTAAGAACGACGTGGCGCTAACTTATGCTATCTTCAAGTTGATGATGCAAGACTTTCCAACCTTTGAGTTGAGCTTGATCGATCAGACTTTGCGTATGTTTACCGAGCCAGTCTTGGTGCTATATTTAGATCAATTGGTTACACATTATGAAAAAGTTCGTCAACGCAAAGAAGAGCTACTGCAAAACTTTGACAGAGATAGCTTGATGAGCAACCCCAAGTTTGCTGAGTTACTCAAAGCATTTGATGTTGAGCCCCCCATGAAGACGAGCCTTGCCACAGGCAAGCAGACTTTTGCGTTCTCTAAAAACGATGAAGCGTTCAGGGAATTGCTTGAACACCCTAACTTAGAAGTGCAAAGTTTAGTGGCAGCGAGGTTAGGCACTAAGTCTACGTTAGAAGAAACAAGAACCGCGAGGTTTATAGAAATGGCGAGACGCGGGTTCATGCCAGTTCCCCTTAGATACTATGCCGCCCACACAGGACGGTGGGGTGGTGACGATAAAGTCAACCTCCAAAATTTGCCACGTCAATCGCCCATCAAACGTGCGATCCTAGCCCCTGAAGGTTATTTACTGGTTGACTCAGATTCATCGCAAATTGAAGCAAGAACCCTAGCATGGCTATCAGAACAAAACGACTTGGTGGAGGCATTTGAAAATGGAGAAGACGTCTACAAAATCATGGCATCTGCTATCTATGCTAAAGGACAAGCAGAGATCACAAAGGACGAAAGGTTCGTTGGTAAAACGACGATTCTGGGTGCTGGGTACGGCATGGGGTCAAATAAATTTAAGGCGCAACTTAAAACGTTTGGAGTGGAGATCGAAGAGGCGGAATCAAAACGAATCATTACGACGTATCGAGAGACATACCCGAAGATTGTTGAGCTATGGCAGGACGGAGCGCTAGCCCTTAAAGCCATTATGAATGACCAAACGTGCAAACTTGGCCGAGAAGGTGTGCTGATGGTTGACGGCAAAAAAGGAATTCGTTTGCCTAATGGTTTATACCTACGCTACCCCAATCTCAGGATCGTAACCAATGAAGATAAGTCTGAGCTTGTATACGACAACAAGAAGGGCAAGATGTCTGTGCCGACTAGGATATACGGTGGGAAAGTCATTGAGAATGTTTGTCAGGCGCTAGCCCGCATCGTCATCGGTGAGCAGATGTTGATGATCGCCAAGAAGTACAAAGTAGCCATGACGGTACACGATGCCATTATGTGCGTAGTACCAATAGAAGACGCTGTACCGGGTCAAGAATACGTGGAGATGTGTATGCGTATGCGTCCTACGTGGGCATTGGACTTACCATTGAACTGCGAATCAGGCACAGGGATTTCGTACGGAGATTGCTGATGCGGATACTGTGGAAGTACGTTAGTAAAGACAGAAGAGAAATCCATTACTCATGGGAACGATGGCGTGACCATCGTGGGTTTTGGGAATTTAGAATACCGCCGGAGGAAGCATGACACTAATTACACCCAAGGAAGCAGTAGAAAAACTAATGTCAATTGGATGGTCGCAGAGTAAGATCGCTAGGTATGCCAAGTGCACACAACCACATATATCTAGGATTCTTTCTAGCCAAAGAAACAAATGCGACTATCGCATAGCCGACAAACTAAGAGAAACAATTGCCAACCTACAACAATATCACGAGGTGTTGAATGACTAGAGAAGAAATCATAGCCAAGATCATGGCTAACCAATGGTGGCCTTTTGATCGTGTTGACCCTAAAATACTGGAAGAAGTTATGCGTAGGCAAAAGAAACAAGAACGAAATGAAATAGGCGAGGCATTATTATGAGTTTGATATGGTCGTTCAGTAGCTTAAAGACATTTCAGCAATGTCCTAAGAAGTATTACCACTTAAAGGTAGCCAAAGATGTGCAAGACAAGGCTGGTGACACGGCGCTGTACGGCACAGAGATGCACCTAGCGGCAGAGGAGTATATACGTGACGGCAAAGACCTACCGCCAAAGTTTGAGTATCTGCGTTCTTCATTGGATAAGCTGAACGCTATTGAGGGAGAAAAGTTATGCGAAGTACAACTTGGTTTGACGAAGACCTTAGAGTCGTGCGATTTCGATGCTCCGAATGTTTGGTGGCATGGGGTAGCCGACCTAGTGATTATCAACAAGAAGACGGGGACGTGCTATTCTGTGGATTACAAGACGAGCAAGAATGCGAGATATGCGGACGTTACCCAACTCGATCTTGTCGCTTGTGGGCTATTCGCCAAGTTTCCGGAGATCAAGAAGATCAAATCAGCCTTGATGTTTGTAGTGAGCAAAGAATTCGTAAAGGCCGAACATCTAGCCGAAACAAAAGAAAAATATATGACGAAAGTTTTACCTCATATTGAACGACTGGAAGGTGCATTTGAAAGCGGTGTGTGGAACGCCAAGCAAGGTGCATTGTGCGGATGGTGTCCCGTCACGAAATGCGAACACTATGTAAATAGGAGTAGGAAATGACTGAAGAAGAACAAGCAACGTTAGCCTATTTAAAACTGCATGAGGATGCAAAGAAGTTAATTAAACAAACTATTTTTAATGCACTGGTAAATAATGATGAAGATGGTGACCCAGTTGATGACATTCTCCATTCTTTAATTATTGAAATAATTGAAAGCGCTATTATCAGCGATCCAGTATCAATGGACAAATCTAACCCATGTGTTAGATTACAACAAGCAATCCTTAAACTAGTACACCCACATAGGAGTTAATATGCCATACGTCAACAAACCTAGACCTTACAAAAAAGA